TGTTGGTTTAGCCTTAGGGCGGTCATTCAGGTATAGAAAGGTTATGATATTATGAAGTCTGTTATGAAGCATTTGTTTAGTCAGATTCCTAGAGCGCAAATGTCCCGGTCTGTGTTTGATAGGTCTCATGGCTGGAAAAGTACATTTGACAGTGGTTATCTTGTGCCATTCCTCGTTGATGAGGTTCTCCCTGGCGATAGCTATAAGGTGAAATTTAACTTTCTAGCACGTTTGTCTACTCCGATTGTGCCGACGATGGATAATCTTTTTATTGATACGTTTTATTTCTTTGTTCCGTATCGTTTGCTTTGGAAGCATTGGGAACAGTTTAACGGACAGCAGGATTATCCTGGTGCTAGTACAGATTATTTAGTACCTCAAACTACTGCGCCAGTTGATAATGGTTTTCCGGTTGGATCTTTGGAAGATTATTTCGGTCTTCCTACTTCTGTAAAAGGTATTAAAGCTAATGAATTAGCCGCGAGAGCGTATGCGCTTATTTGGAATGAATGGTTTCGTGATGAAAATTTACAGAATCCTATCAACCTTTCGACATATGCTGAAATTTCAACCGCTTCCGGCTTGGATGATGTCGGTCTCGGCGATGCTGGCTTTACTGGCTTTCACAATCTCTTGAGACGTGGTAAGCGTCATGATTATTTTACCTCCGCACTTCCGTGGCCGCAGAAAGGCCCAGGTGTTGAATTGCCATTGTCTGGCAACGCTCCTGTTATTGCAAATTCTTCTGATCCTACTCGTCTTTTGAAATATCAGTCTGACGGTGTTCCTGGTTCTGTTTGTCTTACTAATAATAGAGATCCTTCGTTTCTTTCGGTGTATGATCCTAATAGGCAAAACGTTCCAGTAGTTTCTAACATGGTTGCCGATCTGTCCTCTGTTACTGCTGCTACGATTAACTCGCTTCGTCAGGCCTTCCAGCTTCAGAAGCTTTATGAACGTGATGCCCGTGGTGGTACACGATATACTGAAATCCTTCGCTCGCATTTTGGCGTTATTTCCCCGGATAGTCGCTTACAGCGTCCCGAATATCTTGGCGGATCTGAAAGCCCTGTTATTATTAATCCTGTTGTTCAGAACTCCGCAACTGGTTTAACTGGCGCAGAAACGCCGCAAGGTAACCTTGCTGCATATGGTCTCGCCTCTAGTACTTCCGCAAAACATGGCTTCACCAAATCTTTTGTGGAACATGGTATTATTATCGGTCTCTTGAATGTTCGTGCTGACCTTACCTACCAGCAAGGTATTCCGCGCATGTTTAGTCGCCGTACACGCTTTGATTTTTATTGGCCAGTTCTCGCGCATCTTGGCGAACAAGCGATTTTGAATAAAGAAATCTATGCACAAGGTACAAACGCAGATGATGACGTATTTGGGTATCAGGAACGCTATGCTGAGTATCGCTACTTTCCTAGTATGATTACCGGTAAACTCAGATCTACGGATCCTCAGAGCCTGGATGTTTGGCATCTTTCTCAGAAGTTTGATAGTCTCCCTACGCTTTCTGCGCAGTTTATCCAGGATAATCCGCCAGTTTCCAGGATTCTTGCAGTACAGAATGAACCTCAGTTTATTATAGATAGCTATATTGAAATGAAATGTGCTCGCCCGATGCCTGTTTACGGTGTTCCTGGACTTGTTGATCATTTCTAATTGTGAGGTGATTTTATGAGCTTATTTGGTGCCGCTCTTCTTGGTGCTGGTGCTAATCTTCTTGGTGGTATGCTTGCTAATAATCAACAGCGAAAACAGTTTAATGCAAACTATCAGTTATCCCATGATCAGCTTTATAAACAGCATCAGATTGAAGTTGCGGATTTAAAAGCCGCTGGCCTTAATCCTATCCTTTCTGCTAATGGTGGTAATTCTACTTTTTCTGCTTCTTCCGGTGGTAGCTATGAGAACCTTGGTTCTGCCGCTACTTCTGGATATATGGCCGCCCAGCAGGCGAAAAACTTACAGATGCAGAATGAGGCTATTAAGGCTACTGTTGAAAAGACACGTGCTGAAGCTAGTAACGTTTTACAGGATACAAAGCTCAAGTCTGCTCAGACTTCCCAGGTTCAGGGCGAAACTACACTTATTCCGTTGAAGGCTGATAATATTTCAGCTCTTACTGCTCAGGCAAAGCAACAGACACAGGTTTTTAAAATGCAGGTTAAAGTTGCTGATGCTAATATTAATAAAATTCTCCAGGATATCGAAAATAGTAAGCGTCTTACTGAAGCTCAGGTATCGGAGCTTGGCACACGTTCGGAAGCTAACCTTGCTCAAGCTGGCGCGGCTTCTGCGCTCGCCGCGAAGTCTTATGGTGAATTGTCCAGGCTTCAGCAGTTGACGCCTTATGAAATTGATAAGTTGTCCGCTGCCACTGCGGAAAATATGGCTAATGCGGCTAATCTTGATGCCTCTGCTAAGCGTACACTTGAAGATTCTATTCGTATTAAGCTTGCTAATGAGCAAGAACAGTCTGTCCAGGATATTAAAACCGGTAATGCTCACCGTTTTGGTACTTCGATGGGTGAATTATTGCGCTGGATGCCGTTTAGCGCGTTGAAATGAAAGGAGTTTTTTTATGAAACGTAGAAAGTTATCTCGGAAGAAGTCTCGCAAGATTTTTACTAAGGGTGCCGTAAACGTTAAAAAACGTAACCTTCGCGCTCGCCCAATGCGCGGTGGTTTCCGGATCTGATTATGGCTTGTTATCATCCGATCGACTGCTGGCGTGTTCCTGACGCCAGCTCGAAATCGGGTTATCGTATTGTGTTTGGTTCTCCTTTTTCGCCGCCTGAGCGTGGAGCTGAGCCTTGCACCATTCCCTGTGGTAAGTGTATCGGATGCCGTCTTGCACATTCGCGACAATGGGCGGTTCGATGTGTTCATGAGGCTTCTTTGCATGATCGTAATTGTTTTTTGACTTTAACATTTGATGATGAGCATCTTCCTTCTTCCGGATCTGTGAACGTTCGTGATGTTCAACTTTTCTTGAAGCGTCTTCGGAAGGCTTTGTCTTATCAGAATATTAAGGTTCGGTTCTTTGCTTGCGGTGAATATGGTGATAAAAATTTGCGACCTCATTATCATCTTATCTTATTTGGCTTTGATTTTTCTGATGATCGCCAACTTTTACGACAAACGCCTTACGGCCCGCTTTATATTTCAGATTTTTTGTTTCGTCTTTGGCCTTATGGCTTCCATACCATTGGTAATGTTACTTTTAAAAGCTGCGCTTATGTAGCGCGATACGTAACTAAAAAAGTGTATGGCAAGGATGCTCCAGCGCATTATCAGGGACGTACTCCCGAATTTGTAACAATGTCCAGGAAGCCTGGTATAGCCCATGATTGGATAGTTAAGTATTTTGACGATGTTTATAATTATGACAGGGTTGTTTTGCCGGATGGTATGATTACGCGCCCTCCCGCTTATTATGATGAATATTTGCATTTGACTGATTCCGAAAGGTTTGATATCCTTAAGGCACAAAGGAAGGCGACAGTTAAACATGAGTCGGTCACTCGCCTTCTGCAAAAAGAGCAACACCAATTGGAAGTTGCTAAAAAATTGATTCGACCGATAGAAGGAGTATGAGAATGAAAACTATTTATGCCGTTTTTGATCGTAAAACTAATTCTTGCGCACTTTGTAAAGAAGCTGTGAATATTGAAGAGTTCGAGCGTTGGTTTGCGACTGTATTTCTTCGTGATTCTTCTATGTTCGCTCTTTATCCTCAGGATTATGATATTTATTCTATCTGCACTTTTGATGATGAACATATGACCATTGAAGAATGTTCTGTTCCTTCTCTCATTACTTCTGTTGATGAGCTTTTCTCTATTTTTAAGATTCCGCGCCCGACCGTTGAATCGTCTGGCGATTAGTTTGCCTTTCCGGCTTTTCTCTTTTCCCCTTGTTAGCGGAAGGGGTATGGGGGGAAATGCCGCGGTTTTCTTTGATTCTGTTGCTAATGGATTAACTATTCATGAAGTGCGGCAGGTTCCCCCCATTATTAGCCTTGAGGTGATGTTATGTCATGTACAAAGTACCTAGTTTTTTTAATCGCTTTATATTTGACGGTTTCGATCGTTGTGAGTATTGCCAATGCGTTTTGTTTCATATTGACGACTATGTCTCTGTATGCTTAAATTGTGGTGCTTGTTTTACTAGTAGTAATCTTAAACCTACTAGTCTATTTGAAGATACTTGTAGCGCGACTTCGCGCGGAAAGGAAGATCATGAAATTTAACTCTCGCTATTCCGTTACCGGTGAGAAGCCGGGTATTAAGTTTGATCAGCCTTCGCAGACGCTCCAGTCATTTAAAGACGATGCGGATATTAATTGCATTATTTCGCGTTTTGAAAATACCGGTGTTCTTGTGGATCCTACTGTCCCGGTTTCGCGTACTCCTCAGTTTGGTGATTATTCTGATATGCCGGATTATCAGACGGCGCAGAATGTCATAGTGGCGGCAAATAATGCGTTCTATGCTCTCTCTTCAAAAATTCGTGAACGATTTGGAAATGATCCTGCCGCCTATTTCCAGTTCGTCCAGTCTCTCAAAGAAGGAAGTGATGATTATGCTGAAGCCATTAGTCTTGGAATTATTGACAAATCTCTTGACAGTACTCTTGAAGTACCTCCCGGATCTCTTGAAAGTGGAAGTAAAAAAGTAAGTTCTTGATATTTACTAGCGGTAAAACGACGTCCGGCCAATTACACTACTTGATGTAATTGGCCGGAGTGACACCGCTTAACGGTTCACTTTTCACAACTTACTCACATTCCGTGAATGATACAGCCTGTTGGTTTAGCCTTAGGGCGGTCATTCAGATATAGAAAGGTTATGATATTATGAAGTCTGTTATGAAGCATTTGTTTAGTCAGATCCCTAGAGCGCAAATGTCCCGGTCTGTGTTT